TTGTAGATCCATTCAACTACGGGTTGCATAGCCGCCTGAATTGAAGTCCACGCGGCCTGAATATCGCCCCACATGTTAGTGGCCGTATCCTTGATAGCGTTGAACGCACCTACAACCCACGGCCAGACTGTGTTGTAAATCCAATCCGCGACGGGCTGAATAGCGGATTGAATAGCGGTCCATGCGATCTGAATATCGGCCCACATCATGGAAGCGGTGTCTTTAATCGCATTAAAGGCGCCTACCACCATGGGCCAAATATCGTTGTAGATTTGTGTGGCGACGGGCATGATTGCCGCCCAAATAGCGTCCCACGCCCACTGAATCGTAGACCAGAGCGCGCTCACACCCCAGCTGATCGCATCCCATGCCGTGGTGAGATACAGGGCGGCGACGTTGACGATCCAATCGACGACGGGCCGGATTATGTCGCTGATCCCCTGCCATGCTGCGACCATGCCGTTCCAGACGATCATTGCGCCCGCGGAAATTCCGTCCCAGGCGGCTTGAAGGTTAGGCCACGCAGTATTCACGATCCAATCGACGACAGCTTGAATGACGGGCTGTATTCCTTGCCATGCGCTGACGATACCGTTCCATACCCATTGGGCGCCGGCGACGATCCCATCCCATGCCGCCTGAAGTGCGGGCCACGCTGTGCCGACGATCCAATCAATGACCGCCTGAATAATGGGTTGCATTCCTTGCCATACGGATACCATGACGCCCCACATCCACTGGGCGCCTGCCACGATCCCGTCCCAGGCGACTTGCATGAGAGGCCATACGTTAGCGGCGAACCAATCGGCCACAGCCCCAGCGGCCGTCTTGATTGCTTCCCAACAAGAAATGACGACGTTGCGGAATGTTTCGGAGTTTTGCCATGCCACAATGATTGCTGCGACCAGTGCTGCGATAGCGATCACAACAAGGCCGATTGGGTTAGCGTCCATTGCAGCGTTGAATGCCCACTGTGCCGCGGTCGAGGCGATTGTTGCCGTCTTGTGGAGGACCATCATTGCTGTGGCCCTACCCCAAGCAACCGCCTGCATCGTAATTTGCGTCGTCGCACGTGCAATATTTGACAGGAATTCTCCGGCGTACATGAGGTTGAGCTGCGCAGTCTCAACCATGTCTTTGATCTTCGCCACGGTCATTGCGTTAATGGCCGTGGTGACGCGCCCGGCGACACCGGCTACGCCTTCCATGTCGTTCAGCCATTGCTGCATTGAGGACATGACCATGACGGCTTTCCATGCCGTAAACGCGGCCGCAATACTGTAAACCGCCACTTTGCTGTTGAGAATAGCGACGGTGAGATTCTCCATGAATTGGACGAGGCTGCTGTTCGCGATGGTGCTGAGAGCGGTAGCGATGCCAGGGACGAGTGTCCCGACAATGAATTTGCCGAGCTCGACGAAACTGTTACGAACATTGGTGATGTATGAGATGATTCCGGAGTCTTTGTCGAATCCGAAAATCGTCCCCGTGAAATCACCGGACAGAAGCAAATCTTTAAGATTCTTCAACGACGGGACAAGCGTCTTGTTGATCCATTCCCCCGCGGCAGCAGCAGCATCACGCATGCGGAAAAGGAAATCAACGAAACTCGAGTCTTCCTCGAACGAGAAGATCGGACCAGTGAAGTCACCCTTGCGGATAACGTTGAAAGCATTCGTAATACTAGGAATGAACGAATTACTTACCCAGTTGAATACTTTTTCGAATCCTTTGCTCATGGCGTCAAGGGATGCAGTGATCCACGGGAGTGCTTTTTCAGCGATTTCCTGTGCCCCAGTCACAAGGGTCGCTTTGAAGTTCCCCCAAGCACCTTCCAGAGTTTTGGTGGATGTAGCGGCCTCAATAGCCACATCCTCCATACCGAGGTCTAGAATTGCTTGGTTGAATTCCTCGGCGGTGATCTCGCCTTTCTCCATGGCTTCCCGGAAATTGCCAGTGTAGGCGCCATTCTTTTTCATGGCTTCCTGCAATTTACCGGACGCGCCAGGAATCGCGTCAGAAAGCTGGTTCCAGTTCTCAGTGGTGAGTTTTCCGGCGCCCGCGGTCTGTGTCATGACGAGGCCGACCGTTTTGAACGTCTGCGCGTTTCCGCCTGCAACGGCGTTCAGGTTACCGGCCGCCTCGGCGAGCTTATCGTAGCCTTTTACGCCGTTGGATGCGAGCTGCGCGGTGATTGACTGAATATCGTCAAGCTCATAAATCGTGCGGTCCGCGTAGGAGCGTGTGCTCTTTGTGAGCGCGTTGATTTCGTCCGCACTTTTACCGGCGAATGCGAGCGTCTGCTTGAATTTGATTGTGGCGTCGGCGGCGTTGAATGCTTCTTTTGCGACACCGCCGAACGCGACTGCGATGCCGCCGATTGCGAGTCCTCCGAGCGCAGCGCCGGCGACTTTCGCTACCGATTTGAATGCGCCACCAAGTCCGGACGTGATCTTTCTCTCGGCCGGCCCGGTGTCAACGTTACCGATTTCGCTATTGATACTTCGGGCGAGGCCTCGCACGGACGGGCTGATCTGAATCCATGCGGTCCCGAGATCATATCCGGCCATTGATACCTCTCCGAAATCATGTACAGCGAAAATGGTTCACGCCAATCAAACCGTTTTTCGTGTTTGTCTTGGCGTGAACCATTTTACACTATCCGATTAGAAACGCGGCTCAACTGCCGTATCGGGCAAGCCATTTCTCACCCTTAGCTTTCTGCGCCTTAGCGTGCTTACTTGATACCTTGGGGTTGCCGGTTTCCCGGTACCCTTCGGCTGGAGGTTTCGGCGCCTCAGGCCATTTATCCTTTTTGACACCATTGACGGCGAGTAGCGTAGTTTGAATGTTATGTGCTGACATTATTGTGGCGGCTACTTCGTCGGACCAGTATCTGTCTCCGCCTCGCGCCCTATCGAATGTCGACCCCGGCGGGAGGCCACCAATGAGCGCCATTACCCGCCTGGGCGTTATTTTGCCTCGATATAGATCGAGAAGATCTGTGTTGTAGTATCGTTGCAGGTCGGCTTCTATCTCCCACCCATACTCGCGGAGTAGTGGTGGGAGAATTGTCAGTTTCCCGCGCCCACCTCGGACACGATTGACTGCATAAAGTCGGTCACCGAGTCAATCGGGACACGACCATTCTCGTCCTCCAACGCAGCATAAACCTCATCCTTATGGTCGCCCACGATAAGGCGGAACAGCGGGAATGGATTGCCGGCGTCGAGGGCCTCGAACGCGCGGAAGTCCTCCAACGCCTCCGGAGGAATATCGAACTCGATTCCCTCGTAGTCCACATGAATCGGGTCGCGCGTGGCTTCCACCTTGGCGAGCCTGTCAGCCGGAACCTTGGCGCCGGCCGACTTTGCCTTGCTCTTCGCGGTCTTGTCAGACATAATGGGTTGTCCTCAAAATTTGTTTTATAAAGTGGGTGGGTTGTGTTTGTTTTGGATCCTCCCCGCTATTCCGCGACAACCCATCCGAAACACGAAATAGCGGGGAAGTATTATTGTCAGGCGGGGAACAGGGCCTTGTGGTCGGAGTAGATAATGTAATCACCCAGCACGGAGAGATTGTACTCGTAGCCGGTAATCTCAGCCTGCTGGAAAGTGATCTCGCCGCGCTCACCGAGCTCCAGACGCGGGAAAACAATACGAATCTGCGCACCCACGCCAGACACGTCGAAAAAGTCGGCGACACCGCAGAGAAGCTTGACCTTGCGGGAGGACTTTGCGGTGATCTTCACGCCCTTGGTGGCACCGCCATCCTCGACCTTCTCGCTAGTGGCGTCAAGATACCATGAGAGCGGAGCAAGCATGGTCTCCAGAAGAGTGGCGCTGAAAGTCGTCTCCGATGAGTCAAGGAATGTCTTGACGACACCATGACCCTGGTGTCCCTTAATCTTGGTGACGGAGTCGTCAGAGGTAAGCTTGAACCCGTCCTCACTAATCCACCCAACGTTGGTGAGACCGGTCACGCCGGAGAGGTCCTGGGTGAGTGACGTGACCTTCTCGCCGAACTTTTCAACGTAGTCGCCCAGCCAGAGCGCATCATTGTCGGACGAGAAAATGAGTGCATTGTCAGCGTTAACAGCCATTATTTGTTCACCTGTGTGCTGTAATTGTTAATGTTGCAGTCGCCCTCGCCTGAGACGTGTCCGGATCGGGCATTTCTATCGGATAGGATGATTGTACCATCACTATACCATCCTGATAGTTCGGCATAGTGTGCGCCACATTCACGGCCTCGCACGCAATTTTCATAGCCTCACCCGACGACTGCGCATAAGTGTCAATCGTTTCCAGCGCGGTGCAGAGTGCTTTCTGCGTTACCCCGGTACCGCCTGTTGAGAGGACTCGAATGAATACGGCGGGACGATCCGGGCTCTCAGGGCGACGAGCCACGACCGGCACACTCATGTGTGCAGACAAGAAATCCATGAGTCGTTTCTTAATATCCGGCACCGTGGGGGCACGATCATACGTGGGCGTCATTTCCCGCCACCCATTGTGAGGCCGATCGCACGCTCCAACGTATGCTCTCTCATCTGTCTACGCATCGCGACAATAGTGCGCGCCCTAACATATCCGCGAGTACGATTTCCGTGCGTCGTCTCACCCTCGAACCCACGGCCGGCAGCGTTGGCTACACGCCCGGTCTCTAATGCGACGGTCCGGGCTACGTCGGGGCCGCGCAGAAGATCGGCGACCCCGTCCCTGTTGAGCTGGAATTTTACTTTCGGCATTATTCGCTCACCTTGTCTTCGTTGGCGCGAATCTGCACAACCATCCCCTTAGGATAAGGGGAAGGGCGCCCCTCGACACGGTATTCTATGCCGTCCACGATGAGATGATCTTCGGCGGTTACGTCGATTGTGGTGTTCCGCCAGTAAAGGGCGGCGGGGACGGTGACGGGCATTGCCCCGGCACTGATCGGCTCAGTGGACGTGGCCGGCGCAAACACCGCGGGCGGCAAAGCAGCGTTCTCCCACTGCCCCGGCACGGGATTCCCGTACTGATCTTTCGACGCCGGGCCTCGCCTACGCCGCATAACGGGCACGTACCCTGAAAGCATTACGGCTCCTGCCCGCTGATCGCGTTAATGTCTTCGATCAGCTGATCCGTAGCGGACCGTACATCATAATCCTGCAGGAGGTCCACCTCGAACGCGCCACCAGAGCCTCCTAGAGCATCTTTTTCTTCGCGTTTCAGGTAGAGGCCGCCTTCAGGATTCTGATACGTGAACTGATCGGAGAACGGGCCGGTCGTGTGCGATTCTGACGCGATAATCCCGTGCGGCTCAGAGTAGATTCCACCGCCACTGTCTGTGACACCGCCGATAGCATCGCCGCCCTGCATTGCGCGGCGCACCACAGCGCACGCTACACGCTTCCGCGTACGAGGTGTGGCAGACTCCCACCGGGGGCATTTCGACACGATGAGATCGGTCGCGTCGGCGAGGAGAACGTCAGCGCGAATACGCTCATTGTCCGAGAGTGCCCGCCATCTGGCCTCCAGGTCTTCGACCGTGGCGAACGGGATAATATCGTCCAGTATCACTTTACCGTCTTTCTGGGACGGCCTCGCCCCCGACGGGGAGCGGGTGCTGGCGGGGCAGTACGAGAGGAGGAAGAGGAGGAAGTAGGCTCGTCTGCCCCGCCAGCGTCATCATTCTCAGGGTCGATTTCGGTATATTCGTCTCCGAGCATCACATTGTGATCGTCTGCAAGATGGACAACAATGTCGTGGTCTCGATGTTTGTAAGATCGCATTTCCGGAATCGCCCCTGGGAAAAATTTTGTTTGGATGGGTTGTGTTTGTTTACGGCGATTTTATCAAGCGCCGGCCTTGGTCTTAATTGTCGCGAACTTGTCCGGGAAAACATACCAGGCGTACAGAATCTCGAGACGCAGAGCAATCTGGTTGCGCCTCTTCAGGTCGCCCTGACCATCCGGGTCACCGAAACGGATAATCTCGAGCGGCAGGGACCGCTGAATACCCCAACGAATGCCGTCGACAAAGTCACCGACAATGCCCTCGACATTGGTGGCGGCGGTCGCCTCAGGCTTACCAGCAACAGTGTTTCCAGCGGCGGCCGGGAGCCCCATGAAATTGTCAATATCGACGCCGAGGCCGATCTGCGGGTAACGCGGCGTCCCCGAAGGTGACCCGTCGGCATTCTTGGTCTGGAGGCTACCGAGCGCCCAAACGGCGGACGGGGCGAGCGCAAGGCCGGTCGGCGTAATCGGCGCGGCATTGTCGTTAATGAGCAGACCGGCGGCCTGGCGGATCGCCTGGTCCATCTCCGTAGTGCCGACCTCGACATTCTTGGTGGTGGAGGTCAGGTAGTTGGTCCACGCGTCGATAACAGCACCGGTCAGCGGGTTAACACGGTGGTAAAGGCCGAGGTCGAGGGCGCGGGAGAGCGCCTCGCTGCCCTTCTGTGCGAGCTGGTTGAGGACGTCAAGCTGGTAGTCCTCGTCGGCCCACTGGACCTCCTCGTTGAATCGCATAGTGACCTGCGCCTTGTGCGGCTTAGCGGTCACGTAGCCGAATTCACCGTAGGTGGGTGCCTTTTCGGCGCCCTCGTCAACGAACTCGGCGCGCGGGAAGTTATCGAAAGTGATAATGTCCACATCACCGAAAGTCATGGGGATGCCACCGTTGAGCTTAGCGACGGTGGAGAGGGTCTGGGTGCGAGTGATGATCCCGTCGGCGATCTGCCGAGGCATGAGGACCTTCGCCTTGCCTGAATCGAACACGGCCATTTTAGTTGGTTTCCGTTTCTTTCTAGTGTTTTACTTTTTAGAATAGCGGCGGTACTTGTGTCAGTCGCCGGCGAAAACATTCCGAGCGAATTCTGCAAGATTGCCACCGTCATTGTCGGGCGTGGACCCAGCCTGGGGTACCACGGGGGCAACGGACGGTTTAGCGTCGTGCAGCGCCTTGGCGATTGCGGCAGCATGAGCGTTGATTTCATCCTCGGTGGTCCCTCGAATCAAATCGGCGCTAATACCATGCTCTGCGGCCGCGTTGGTGGACCATTCACGGACTTTGGCGGCGGTTTCGAAGTCCGCCACCTTGGCCTTTAGGGCCTCAATTGTGGCGTCTTTGTCGCCGATGGCCTTGGCGAGCTCGTCTCGTTCGTTGGCGGCGCGCTTGTTCTCTTTGGCGCGATTCTCCCACTTCCGGGACTCACTCTTCCAGTCGATTTCAGGCTTGTTGGTGGCGGCATTGCCCTCATTCTTGGGGACGTTACCGTCGTTAGTGGCGCTGTTGTCAGCTGGCGTGTCGCTTGCGGCGTTATCGCTCATTGGGCGTTTCCTATATTTTGACCGTGCGGTTATTATGATATTTTCAGGCAACTAATTTGGGCTTTGCAGCCTTCCTTCAGTGGCCTTTGTTTATGCATTGTAGCACAATCATTCAATTGGCCGGGTGCGCCATTCCGTGAGCTCCTCTTGGTGTGTGTCTATCCACGATGAAACGAGTTCGCGATGGCGTTTGCGACCTTTCTCTGTTTTGTGTCGGGCCGCAAGCGCGTATGCTTTCACAGGCACTTCCCGAGAGGTTGGGTCCCATGCGGGGACTGCGACACATTTGCAATTGTCGTGTGCTCCGAATGATGCGGTTCCCTGACTGCGGTAGTAGCATTCGTTCATTGTGAGCATGACGCAGAAATTGCATGCTTGAGGGTTGCGTGTTCGTCTTTCCCAGCCCATGGCTTCTGGGTCGGCCCATGTCATGTCTGCGATTTGTGAGCGGGCGCCGTCGCTGACGTATCGGATGAGCGCCCCGATCAGATAGGATAGGGCGATGTCGGGGTTTCCGGCGTATAGTGCGCCTGCACTGAATCTGACACTGTCATCTATTTCGCCCTGTGGTGTGAGTGATGTTTGCACTGTGGGGGCATCGCCTGGAATGTCTTGGTCTAGGCGCATGTCGCGGTACCATTCGTCGGCGATCGCGGCGGCCGCACTGCCGTATTGGTCTACTAGGGTGGGCATTATTTCGAGCAGAAGGTCGCGGGCCTCCTGGGGCCTTTGCCGTACGGCGTGGGACCAGAGTGTGTGTAAATCGTTTTGGGCGATGGCGGTGAGCGAGTCTATTGCTCGCCCGTATGCCCCGATTTCTGCGGTTGACAGCATAATGGTATTAGTTTATTGGTGTTTTGGTGCCGCCGGGCAGTTTAATGTTGCGCTTAACCCTGTTCCTTGTGTTTATTGGGTTATTAGCGTTTAGATTATTGCTGTCACCGTTGCTGACGTTATCACCACTGTCGCCGCCATTATTGTTGGCCGCGTCACCGTTATCAGTGTTCTCGCCATTCTCGCTCACAGTGCCCCCGTTATTCGTGGCGGCAAGAGCGCGATCAAGCAACGACACCGCATTCTTTTTACGGTTCTCAGCGTTGATATCTGCGAGATCGTCCTCGGTGAGCCCGGCACGCCGCATGAGAGTCTGCGACTCCTGCAACGACGGGAACGCGGACACCATTTTGACCGCGAAATCGGCGGCAGACGAGGGTGAGGAATAGCGGGCGGGGGTCCACTTCACCGAGGTCTTCCATGACTCGGCAGGCGGCTCGTCAAGCTTATCCCGAACCATAATAATGTTCTGCAGTGTGCGCCGCAATGGTGCGGTGAAAATGCGCCACTGATACTCGGCCTCGTCCGCGAGCGCCGCCTCAGCTGCCTGCATCGCCTCGGCCGAGGCGGGGTTCTCCGCGAATACCCCGATAGCGGACTGAGGCAAATTTGTGGCTGCACACAAATTCTGCGCCAGCTGACGGTACATTTCCAGGTGGGGACTCATGGTCATTTGTGAGAATTGCCCAACCGACGGGATGTCACCGTTCTCGTTCGGCTCCAGAACTTGGACGCGAGCCATGATTGCGGACCACCTGTCTTGGCCGGCGAAATCTGCTCTTTCCGCGCCGAGCACGTACCGCTGTGGTGAAGAGAAGAATTCAGCGGACGTTTCTGCGCGGACCATTGTCCTTACCGCCGCGTCCGTGAGATATCTTACTTCACGGGTGATTCGTGAGTGCCCCAGCGGGCGGTTCAGCTGCGGATCGTAGGTGAGCGCTTCAACGAAAATACGGTTGGGGGTGTCTCCGAGCTTTTCGGCCTTCCATCCGCTGCCGTTTTCGCGGGCATCGATTCGCCAAATAGCGGTGGGGGTGTGCATGATGGCGCCGGATGGCTGCCCATACTTGTCGGTCTGGTCAATTGTGAGGGCGGCTTCGATTATACGGCGCCTAGTGTCCCAAAGGGCGGCGGACCATTCTGCGTCACGGGCTTGCACTACGACAGGCGGCTCACCAATGGTCTCGTCTCCGCGCGTCACTGTGAGCAGCGAGAAAGAATGCTTGTACGCGGACGTTATCGCCTGCGCGAGATCAAGATCATAGTTATTCGCGGAGAGTATTTCGTTTGCTTCGAAAGCGTCGGGTGCTCCGTTCAGCGAGTAGCCCTCAAATACATGCCGGCGGGAGAGCATGGTGACGACTTTCTGAGGCCATCCGAGTGCGGCCTTGGTGCGCGTCATTTGCGGCGGAATACTGATGCCCAAGTCTTGGAAAGCGCGGTGGCCGTCATAGTAGACGGAGAGCAGCTTGTTTTTGTTTGAGTGCTGCTGCCATTTCTGCCACAGTTGCAGAAATGTTACCTGGTCGTCGTCGGGGAGTCCAGAAATGCGGGGAGGGGGCGGCGTAGCGTTAACGAGTCGCCCGTCGTCAGGATAAATTTCAGTCATAGGAACAATACTCCGCCGCCGCGATCATTATTACTATTGGCGTTTTCGATTTTATCATAGGGCCTGTAACGGGGTCTTCTTTTTGTTGTGCGTGCGGCCCACATTGCGAGCGTGCAGGCTTCTAGGCCGGCTACGGTGACGCCAGGGGGCGCCTGTAGAGCCCATCCTCCGGACGTTCCGATTGGGCGCGGCGTCGCAGAGGCGGCCTCAGTCCTCAATTGCATGTCGTCCAAATGGGTGATTGTGTTTTCGCGTAGTGAGGCGTCTAGCATGCTGTAGGCGTCTATGATTTGCGTGATTGTGGGCGTGATGATGACTTGCGGGCGTACTCCGATTGCTCTCAGTCTTTCGATTGTGTCTCCGGCACCGTATTTTCCGTCTACAATGATTTGTGCCCATCTGTCTTTTGTGTCCGCAATGTAGTCGATTATCCATTGTGTGCCTTCACTCATGCGGCGCACGCCTTGGTGTGTACAGAGTTCGACGTGTGTGGGCGTGTTGGGCTTGTGTCCTGCCCTGGCTAGGGCGCAGGTTGATCCGTCGGGTGCGAACCTGATCGCAGCACACCACCGCATGCCACCGGGGGTGTTTTCTGGCCGTATTGTGGCAGTATTCCAAGCGACGGGGTCTATTGCGAGCCTGTCGTTGGCGCGGTCCCATATTCCGAGGCCTTCACGTCGGAATGATTCTTCTCCGAGCTGCCGCCGCATTCTTAGAATGGCGGATTCAGGCGTACGGCGCGGGTATGATGGGTTGGCTTTTTCCCATTGTTTTCTGTCGTTGCTGTTAGCGTCGTAGTCGGCGGCTAGTTCGAGGTAGAGGCCGTCTTTTATTTCGCCTTGCAGGGCGAGGTTACGGAATTCGCTGAATGCTTCGGATGGGTCTTTTGGTTTTGGTGGTGTCCCGATTTTGATGATGAGCGGGTCGGGCGCCGTGTTTGTGGCGGGGATCATGTCGTCTAGTGCGGCTGCGCCGAGAATCTGGGCTTCGTCGAAGAGGATCATGTCTACGCCGTGGAATCCACGCCCGAATCCGCCTTCACGGGCACCGAAGAGAATGCGTGATCCGTTATTGAAGAGGATGGCTTGCTGTCCGTTTGCTTGCCGTATTTTATTCACGTACGGGGCGATGTCGGGTATTTGGGCCATTCCTTTCATGTCGTTGAATGTTTCGTCTGCGGTGCGTGTTCTGTGTGCGGTCCAGAGGACGAAGTAATTTGGGTGGAGGGTGGCGAGTGCGAATGTGAGGCCGCCGATTGTGTATGTTTTGCCGACCTGTCTGGGGATGCTGGCTTGGATTCCGTCGATGCTGGCGGCGTAGTGGCCGTCATTTCGTTTTGCGAGGATTGCTTTGAGCCAGTCTTGTTGCCAGACGTCGAGGGGGTATTGCATTTCTTGGAGGCGGCGTTGGACTGGCGGCCAGGCGGTGTGTGTGATGTTTTCTGGGAGGGTGAGGTGGGCGGCGATTTCGCTTAGGTGTTTTTCGCTCATTTTAGATGCCGTCCCAGGTTTGTGTTTCGTTTGGAATGTCGGGGGGGGGTGTTTGTGTGTTTTCGTTTTGTGTTGTGGCGAGTTGGTCTGTGATTTGTATGAGTTGTGCGGTGAGTTTTGTGAGTGCTGTGTCGCCTGTTCGTGGGTCGTCTATGACGGTGGCGATTTTGTGTGCGAGTGCTTGGCGGATGAGTGTTGGGTTGCCTGTGTTTGTGGCGTCTGTGATTGGTGCGGGGCTGTTTGGTTCGTATACGGTGATTGTGGTGTTTGTGTGGGTTGTCATGTTTATTATTATATGCTGTGATGTTCGTCATGTTCCCACGGGGTTTTCCACAGGGTTTTCCACAAGCTGTCTGAGTTTTCCACAGGGTTTTCCACAGGTTGGGGAGTTTTCCACATGATGGCAGTCACACTGTGGTCTGGGTTACTGGAGTTATCCACAGGGTTTTCCACAAGCAGGGAGGGATGGGCAGACCTTCGGGGTGTTCGTGGCCGGATGGGGGAGGGGGAGTGGCCCCCATCACGTAAATTGTGTGGTGTGCGTCTCGTTTCGTCCAACCCTCGTCTTGTTTTGTGACATGGGTCCCGTGTTTAAGGGATCCCTTACTGTCTTGGGGCCCCCCTTGTGTTCGCCTTGTTTTGTTGCCATGGTTTTTTTGAACGCCATTGTTTGATTCGTGCCTTTGAATGTTTTTGCATGTTTTTGTAACATTTCTTTTGTTTTTATGCGTTTTTGTGCGTTTGTGCGTTGCGTGTTGCCTTTGTGGCATGTGTTGGCACCATGCATGGTGCATGGTATTGGTATGCATGTCATGCATCACATCATCATCGTTGTAATCATCATCATGTTCATCATGTTGATCATGTTCATCATCATTGATCATTATCATGTTCATTGTTCATTGTTCGTTGATTGTTGATCGAACATTGATCGTTGATCATTGTTGATCGTGATCGTTCGTTGGTTGTGTGAATGTGAATAGTGTGAGAGTGGGTGGGTGGATGGTGTCCATCCTCTCGTGTGTGGTGTGTGGAATGGCGGTGGTGTGTGCTGTTGGTCCGTCCAGTGCGTGTAGTCCGGCCCTTGTCCTACTCTTCCCAGTGCAGTATTCGTCGGTGCTGTTGTCGTGTCGTGCACTATTCTCTGTCGGGTGTGTGGTGTGTGGGTGGTGTGTGTGTCTGTGGTGTTCGTGTGACGGGTGTCCTTTGTCTGCTCCCCCCTCATAGTGGTGGAGGGGGCGGCCATCGTGAATGGCGGGGGGCATGGCGAGGTGGGGTGGCATAGTGTTGAAGGGGCGGGTGTTGTGATGGTGGCCCTCCCGTTGCGTGTGGTGTCCCCCTTGTTTAGTATTGGTGTCCCCTTTCTGTTTGCGTGGTGGCCGTGTTGAATGACGGGGGGTGTGTTGTGATGTCCCGTGTTCGGGTTGGGTCTGGCGCCTTGTATTGTCCTGCCTTCTTGCATCACCCCACCCTTCAGTGTGTTTGCTGTCACAGCATTGTTGGTTTAGTGGCGTGTTTTGTGACAGGGTTGTGTCATTGTGGAATGGCGGTGATGGTTTGTGTTGGATGGAATGGTGGTGTGTGCGAAGGTGTGGTGGTCTTGTTGTTTGTCTTTCTCTGTTTTCCTTCTTCTTCTCTTTGTCTTGTTGGTGTTCGGGGTAGTGCGCGCGCAGCCCCGCGAGCACGCACGTTATCCCCGAACACCATTGTGTTTCTTGTCTCTTGCTGCTCTCTTGCTATTCTCTCTTCCTTTCTCCTCGCTTTTTCGCGTTCCGCCTTTCTGTGTTTGGAATGGCGGGGGGGTCACCATGTGTCAGAGTGTTCGGTGGGCATGACAGCAATAGGGAGTCTGTCTCGTTCGTCTTCGTTTTTTTGGTAGTGGCGTGCTCTTCCTTTGCCTCCTCGTCCGTTGCCTCGTCTGCTGTTGCATCTGGCGCAGAGGATTCTGCCGTTGTCTGGGTGATTGGTTCCGCCTAACGAGGCTGGGATTATGTGGTCGGCTTCGGCGCTGTTGGGTTTGCGTTTACCGTTATTGTTGTATTGGAGTTTGACTCCGCATGCTGGGCAGTGTGTGATGCCCATGGCTTGTGCTCTGGCGAGTACTTGTTTTCTGAATTGCCGGTGTTCTCGCGTGCTTGTTCTGCTCACCGTTATTCTCCTCTTCTCTTGTCGCTTTTCTTGTTTTGTGTTAGGTGGTGGCGCGTCGCAGCGTCAGCGAGACGAGCGCCTCCACCGTCTAACACTACTCTTTCTTTTTTCTTTTCTTGTTTTTCTTCTTTTTTGTTTTGGGTTGGCGTGTGTCGTGTAGTGTGCGCGCAGCTCTGCGAGCACACACGTAGCACGACACGCGCCTTTGTGTTTGTGTGTGTTTACTTGGTGGTGTGTGTGCAGCATCATATGTAATGCTTGTTGCATCCATCACACAATGTTTGTTGTTCCCACCACACACTGTTCGTTGTCAACGGTAACAGTACTCAACATTGAACACTGTGTGCCCTTAATTACGTCATAACACGTATTCCCTAAATAGACACTGTCTAGATGTGTTAGACAGTGTCTAATTCTAGTACTCTTTTAAGAGTATAGGTTGGGCCCAACACAGTGGCGAGCTCCTCGAAAACACCCGGCGGCGCTGACGCTCGCTTGCGTCGCTAGGGCTCCTCAGCGGCTACGCCGCCGATCGTCTTCGACGATTCGTCTACTCGAGTGTAGCATATAGACTAAAGTCCCAGCTACGAACACTGCCAACAAAACAACTTGAAACGGGGACTAAACGTTGCAATCACGCGAAACACACTGACACAAACCCTTGTTACAGGGGTAGAAAGTGTGACGACACGCACCAACATTGTAGTAACACAAACGGGTGTTTTGTCCCTAGAAGGCCAGTTGCTAGCAAACAACCGGCATGCGTAGAAAGTAAACGGAAGGTAAACAAGATGAACGGGAGGTTAACGGAAACTGTGAAAGATAGGCGCCGTGGCGGCCGACACCCCCCATCGCACACCGCCCTTCCACAGTAGACGCACTGAGGCCCCACCCTCGTCGTGGAGGGTGGGGCCTCAGTCGTCCTCGGACCGGTCGGGTCAGTAGGGCCAGGTGAAGCGGTACAGCAGGGCGCGCGAGTCGGCGTCCACCTCCTCGTCGACGACGGGGACGAGGGCCACCTCAAGGATGGCGTGAGCGAGATAGGCGTCCATGGCGAGGCGAGCTAAACGAAACCAAATGCCCCTGTACCCCATCGGATACTCGTAGGCGTCATCCCATTCGTCAGGGACGTCCAACGGCTCAATGGAGTCGACGCCGCAGTCGTCGTCTACCTTGTAGAGGGTCCAGGGTTCGCCGGTGCGGGGGGCGTGGACCCGGTAGATGACGCCGAACTCGACGGTCTCGAGGGCGAGGTCCTCGGTGCGGTGGATGGTGGTGTTCATTTTCTCTTTCCTTCCTGGTCAGTTGGGCTGTTCTATTGGTATAAGAATGCTTCCGGGACTTGGATGGCGCAAGACCCCCAGATAGTGTGCTCTGTCACACCTTGGGGTCTCGGAGCCACGGGAGCTCCCGTAGCCCACTGAGACGCATCTCACATGCACCGATGGTTGACAATATCACCCTCCGCCGTTCTATGGTAGACGCGCCACCGAAGGTCGGTGCGCGAAGAAGAGAGGACGCGTACAAATGAGTAACACACTGAACGAGGAAATGCTCATCCGACACATGGACGTGCGTAGGGCCGCGAAGCCGTCAGACGATATCCCGGCTCGGTTCGCAATTATGATCGAGCACATGGACGGAACGAGCTACATGGTGAGCGTCGTCGACAAAAAAGAGACGCCCGAATATATGACGACACTACTCGCCAATGTCGCGCGCGGCGCTGACATGATGATCCGCGCCCTTGACATTCTCCGCGCTGCAGGATATGTGGACGTGCACCCTGTCGCACTATTGGGCAGGCAAATCGTCTTCGGTTTGGACCGTGTCTCGCTTGAGCTTGAAATTATTGAGCACGGTGACGGCAATGTCGACTGCGGCATCAGCGTTGCCGGCGCGGATGTAGATAATGTTGAGGAGATTGAGTGTGTACTGGAGGAGAAGGGCATTGATCTCATATGAGACGGTGCGACAGGGGTCAATAACGACATACCAACCAACCCACTCGCCCGATATGAAGGGTGGATCGTTAGGCTCGGGTCGGTGCGTGTGAGTTGGAGCGCCCGCTTCTCGGGCTGGCATCGTGTCCTCTGTCTCGTGATTGCATGGGGTGGAGGACGTGGCCGTATGTGGCCCCGCCTCCCGCCTTTCGCGGTGTTCCGGGGGTGATGGGCTGACGTGTCGGAGACCCACCCCGGGGGTGAGACGTCCGTCACACCCTTGGGGGTGGACAGATGAACGTCAGGAGTCTAGAGTTAAGGCCATCGGCGAAGCAAGGCGCCCCACAACACACCAAGACCATCACGAAGAAAGAGGAGACGCCATGACCATGAGGCATGCGGCCCCACGTAACACCAACATTGCGACCCGCCGCCCTTTGAAGAGGAGCAGCGAAATCATCCTCGCCGCCATCATCTACCTGACCGCATCGTGTCTCGCTGTGATCGGGACGCTTAGTGTCGTGGCGGCTATTTGGACCCTGTGGGGCGCGCTGGGGGTACGGTAACCCCTCCCGCAATTCTGACAAACACAAACACTGGAAAGAAAGAGAGAGGGCGCACTCGTGTTTTACGACGCGCATTTCACAGTCGATGTCACGAATTGGTCGAGGGGCATTTGGTTGGACGGCACAATGCAGATAATGGACCGGGAGGATATTCTTCTGTCTGACCGTCTTGTATCCGTCTACCTCCCTGAATTTCCGGATGATTGTCGTTCCGCTAATGAGGGACTGGCTTCCATGGTGGGTGTGGCGAGGATTTATGATCGCATTCTTACTATGGCCGAGGAGCATGGTCTCCATGTTGAGGAGGATGAGTTTTCGACTCTGACAGTGTCGTCTGGCGGGGCGAAGATTGGCACCATGATGGTCGCTATGAGGCGAAGCGGCGCCGAGCTGAACGTTAACCCGTTCACTGGGGAGGACGAGTCGAAGTGCCCCATCTGGGACAGGTTCGTGGATGATCTCACCCATGACCCTGTTGTTACGTGTTCCCGTACTCCCGTTGGGGACGCTATTGGGGTGAGGCGGGCGAAGCCGCTCACGCATTCAACGCGGTTCCACGTTTACACGAAGCCGATGGGCGAGATGACGTTTGTTTCCGGTGAGGTTGCGTTGACCGTGGATAGTATTGGGACTCTCCAGTGGGGGACCAATGTTGGTGTGACCCGCACTGAGAACATGGCGGGTAAAGTTCAGGAAATGTTAGATTGTCTTGTTGTGGGCGCCACGGTCATGGAGAGTCTAGTTTCGGTAGCGGCCTCTTGTAGTATTACTCTTGCGATGGCGGGGGATTCTTTGATTGTCGCCTATTTCAATGGTGAGATTGTTGGGCAGATTGCTGTGGGTGCGGGTAGGAGTGGTATCGAGCTTGCCCCTGGCAGGTTGGATTCCCCTGACCGGTCGGGGGCCGCGGATGAGGCGTGGGGAGGGTTCTACGCTCTGATCAGGCGGATTCTTGACAGTAGGATCGTCTGATACCACCGTAATTTCATAGGAATAGGAGAAGAGAATCATGCTATGGTTTGAATGTGATAACCCTCACAGTGAAGGGGTAACTGACCGGGATGTTGAGATGAGGTCCATTCGGGAGAATATGCCGCCTGCCACATCCTGCTATCACGATGAGGATGGTTTCACTGTCATTTTTTGGGACACTAAGGCCGGCACTGTTGAAGCGTATGTTTTCGACGACGGTAGGCCGACAGCCTGGTATTTCACCCCGAATAACACAGAAATGGATGAGTGGTGGAGAAAGATTCTTACCAAGGGTGAGAATACGGCCGTTGGGGCTGGGTGGATTCGCAAGCACATTAAGCGTCATGAGGTAGAGAAGGAGAGTGCCCGTCTGGTGCATGATTTCATTCTTTGTCTGGAAGAAATGAAGTGCAGTGACAGGTATTCGGAGACATGGAAGTGTGCTCGGTCTGATGCGCAGGACAGTTTGGCTGATCTGTGCGGTTTGGTGGGTGTGCGTGTGGAGGAGGTGATGGGCTCCGATATTTAACCACGCACGCCCTTCGGCAGTAAACGATAGTATCCATCACAATATTTAGGAAGAGAGAAACATTACTATGGGTACAGTTTTTGAGACGGTTGTCACCCAGGCGGTCCGCGAATGGAACAGTGACGGGCGCCGCCACGAATTCAACGTGCATGCGCCTGCCCGTAAGGTCTACGATGGCGGCATCATCACTATCGGCAGTACTTGCCGTATCGTGGTCGCTGGCAACACGGTGAGGGCGAGACACGTTAAGCGGAAGAGCATTGCGATTTCTCCGGAGTGTGTTGGCGAGTTTGTGCGCCGCGCTTTGATTGTTGCGGCGAACCGCAGTAAGGGGGCCGACAAGTGAGTGACTCTACTGTCGACAAGGCGGTGTTCGCTTTCCTTGCCAGCTGTGTTGGCGATTTCGTCCAGTGGCCTCAATGTTCGATCACTGCTTTGCAAGGGTGGAATGAGGGCGGCCGTATTTCCGGGGTTATGTTCAAGGCGACGGCCAGGAATCCCGTCGATAGGACTGTCTTCAGGATTGTTGTTACGAAAGACGATGTGTGGCGGGTTCGTGTTATTCAGCTGTCGAATCATGTTCTTTTGGACGAGCGTGACGCCGACCGGGGCATCGTCGTCAGTGCTGTGAATCGCTTCGCAGAGCTGGCCGGCATGGTGGAGGGTGAGAATCATGAATGACGATGAGCTGCGCCCCATCGTGACTGAGTTCATCGTGGAGATGCTCAACGACTCACGTTGCGAGTCAATCCTATTAGATACTGGCGAGGACGCCAGGGTGGGCGGTGATCTGCCTGTCCTCTATTTGGACGTCACCGGGAAACAATGCGGATGCATTCTCAACATTGTGGGTGGCGAGTATTCGGTGACCATTCGAGATCGCGACACGGACGAAACAATAACAACAGTAAAAGGAAGAGAAGTATGGGAGCTTCAGGAGCTGCTCGCCGAAATCAAGACAAAACTGTGGGAGGACAAATGATCAAGCTGTTCGATTGGGAATTCCTGAAGCACGTCACCGAGGCGTGCAAGAATTACGCCAGTAGTGGTGGGAATGATTCGCTCGGCCTGGAAGTGAGCGCCTGGAACAACAGCATTCACATTGTCGTCGCATCGCCCGGGCACCGGTTTATTTTCGAGGCGGATACTGTTCGCGGTTACAAGGCGACGATTTTTAAGCAGACGGACCGTTATTGGGGCCCTATGTTCGACGTCGGCTACACTTTCGACGGCGACGAGATTCTTGACGCGTTCAATAGTTTTCTTGTCCATGTGGAGGAGGAGGACAATTGAGTATTGAGAGGATTGCGGATTACGAGTTCGCGTCTCCGGATGTGGGTGTGCATTATGATTGGTTCGCCGACAGGATTGTTGACTATTTGCAGTCTAAGTCTCCGGAGACGCCGTCCCGTTTCTTGTGGACGACTTTCTTGACGATGGTGTCTGCGCCGTTGTCTGCGAGGACTCATTTGTCGGCGAGCGCGCAGAGTATGGTGCCGTTGACTTTGTACTCGCACTGCCTGGGGGCGTCTACCCTGTCGAGGAAAACGACGGCGCAGTCTTTGGTGCGTAGTTTTTTCGATGATTGCGTGGGCGCGTTCAGGTGGGATTCGTTGGCGCCTTTGGCAGCGGTGCAGGAGGTTGATTCGGCACTCCGCATGCTGTACCGTCGCCTGGAATCCCTGGAAAAGAGAAGCGGGCGTATTGATATTGACGAGTACCGGACTGAGCGGGACGGCATCAATAATCGCATCACCGAGTTCGAGGCTGATCGTAAGGATTTGCTGAATACTATCGGGAATAGCCCGTGCGAGCGGTCTCTTATGGCGAATGTTTTGTTCGGGTCGAATGTTACGGCTGAGGGTTTGAATCTTCGGATGGCGCAGCGTCCTGGTGGGGCGTCTATCATGTTCGTAGACGAACTGCAGAACATGTACTCCGCGTCACAGGGGGAGGGTTATCGTAGCGGGCTCATCGGGTTCCTGACCGACGTCTACTCGGGGAAAACGGTCGAGTCTGTGCGTGTCGGTGACGATGGTGTCAGGCGGGCGGACAGTGAGCGGGTTCCTCATTCTCTTGCTTTCTGCGGTACCGGGATTCTCGGCGACGTAGTCGACAATATGCCACAGTCTTTGTTTGAGACGGGCTGGGGGCCGCGTATTCTTTTCGCGTTGGATGAGGAGAATCGTCGGTCTGATCCGTCGTCTTTCGGATGGGTCACCGACAATGACCGGAACGCGCATGGTGGCGATGGTTTTGTTGAGCGTGCTTCCGAGCGCATTTCAACAATGCTGGGCATGATGCAGCACGAATTCCGTGGCACTGTCACTTGTGCCACCGAGTTTTGGCCTGTCAACACGCCAATGACTATGACCGTGACCGAGTCTGCGCGGAATGTTTGGGTAGAAACGATGCGGGCTTGGTGCTGGGAGGCGGCCCGCGAGTCGCCTTTCCAGCGCGCGGTGCAGGCGGTCGTTGACCGCATGGGGAATCATATTATGCGCGTGGCCGCTATTCTGTCTCTTTTCGAGCAGCAGATGAGCGTGTCATCGTCTGCGGTGAGGAAAGCTTTCAGCCTTGCCGCCGATTTCTGGTTGCCTGACGCGTTGAAAATGATCGACTATGTTTTTGTTCCGGATTTGACGCGTATGGTGGATGATTTCAGTAGTAATCCGCCGACTGAGACGCGTTTGTATCAGGTTTTGGAGGCGAAGAATTTGTCTCCGCGGAGTGTCGAGGAGTATCGGCAGTATATTCTTCGTCGGGGCGTGAAGTTCCGGACGGAAGGGACTATTGTGGATAATGATCTCGTGGAGGCGATTCTGCGGGATCAGATAGCGGAACCATCGTACAGTGAGTGATGTTTTCGGGGCGCGTTTCCCTGTGATGGTAGCGGGCAATGTTCGCTCTATCACAGGGTGGCGTGCTACTAGCGTAAACCTGAGCGATTTCGCTGCCTTGTGTGAGGCGCCCTCGAAATGCGAGAAATATGATGCTCCCGCTTTTTTTGCTGGCATTCTTTCAGGGGGGAGGCGGCAGAAAAGGAATTTCGTGTCCCGGTCGGCGATTGTTTTGGATGCGGATCATGGGTCGAGGAAAGATTTTGTCGGGGACCGTATGCGGGCGGCGAATCTTGCCGGCATTGTGTGGGAGACGGCGTCGTCGTCTTTCCCGTCCCCGCGATTTCGTGTTGTTCTGCCGTGCACTCGCAGCATGACCGTGAGGGAATGCGAGGCGATCGGCAGGACGTGTTTTAGTGTGTTGGGGCCGGTGGCCCAGTGGGACGGGTCGTGCGCTGAGGCGTCCCGAGCTTTTTTCCTGCCGTCGCATCGTCTTGGTTTGAGGGTGCGTCATTGGCTTATTGACGGCGCCCGTTTGAATGTTGATAAATGGTTGGGAAACATAGGATATGAGGAGAGGAATGATGATGTTTCTTCGGTTTCTGTGCCCGATGGCGGCTATGGTGGTGTGATTGGGGAGTTCAATTCAAAGTATAGTTTTAATGATCTTGTCGGTTTGTTTGGCTGGCCTTACGAGTCGGTGGGGCGGCGGTGGCGGTATGTGCGTGGCGGCAACACGGCCCCGGGTGTGACGATGCTAGACAGTGGTCTGGTCTTCTCGCATCATGTGGATGATCCGCTCGCGGACGGCAGGGCGCACACAGCTTTCGATTGCATGAGGTTGCTGGAGTGTGGCGGTGATGTGAGTGCGGCCGTGGGTGAGGCGTTGTCTCTCCTCCAACTGGAGATGTGAGCCAGGTCATGCCCCACGGGGTTGACGAGGCTGTGCACGGTCTGCCTATACTAGAGCCGTCACCGAGGAACGGTGACAGTACAGAGAGAAGAGGAAACTATGGACACCATCGCTCGCCGCAGCACTCGGGACGACGTCATCATGTTCGACATCATCCCCACGCTTGACCAGGTGGACGACTATGATGTCGCCGCGATCGCCGACGACGTGATCGGACAGTATTTCTCCCCCACGGGAACCCCCTACTATGTGGTGGACGTTGACGAGGACGCTTACTGGAGTGCCGTGCAGCGTCACACCATTGCCCACTGACGCGATAGAACGACCCCCGTCCCACCGAGCAATGGGACGGGGGTCGTTGTACGGAAAAGAGGAAAAACAAGTGGCACTACTAGCGTTCACGCTCACCATTTGTCTTCTAGTGATTGTTTGGACGAATTTCAATGATTAATATTCGCCCCACTGGGGCGCAGGAAAGAGAAATCAACCGCGCCGCCGCCGCGATTCGAGGCGGCGGCGGTGCTTTACTTGCGTGGGAACCCGGCTGCGGCAAAACATACGGCGCAATCTGGGTCACGCAAAAACTCGACGCGGCCAGACGGGTCATCATTGTGTGTCCGAAGCGCGTCATCCCGTCATGGCAGGCCAGCATCAAGACCATCACCGGCCGGGAAGCGAAGGTACTGTCTCGCACCACTAAAGCGGGGCGCACCAACATTGAGAGCATGCTGGACGGTGAAGACGGTTGGTGTGTCATTAATTTCGAGCTATTGGTTTCCCTAGGAAAGGCGGTAGACGCGGGGAAGTGGCCGACCATTTCTTTCTCAAGGAAATCGTTCGATATGGTGGTCGTGGATGAGGTGCACCGTATCGCGAATCACCGTACTCAGTCTTTCAGGGCCGTGAAGGCGTTGAAATCAAAATATCGTCTCGGCCTGTCGGGCACGCCTGCCGGCAATAAGCCCGTCAACATTTACGGGGTACTCAAATTCCTGAACCCGGACAGTGTCGACTGTAGTTTCTACCGGTTTGCTGACGAGTTTTTCGTTTCTCAGTTCAATCCTTTTGCGGCGCACCCGTATGCCAGGATTTACGGTGGAGAGAAGGATCCTGGAGCTCTCCGCGATTCCGTGGGCGACAATTGGTCCGCGATGCGGGGGAGTGAAGTTTTCGGCGATCTACCTCCCGTAAATGTTCAGCGTATTGCCTGTGGGATGCGGCGTGAACAGAAGAGAATGTATCGGGAATTCGTGGATCATCGTTTGGCGATTATGGGTGGTGGGGCTAGTGTAGCTTCGTCCGCCGCCGTTCTCGACGGGAGGCTCAGGCAGATTACTCTCGGGCCGTTGAAAATCGTGGGCGATAGTGTCGAGTTCGAAGAGCGTGGGTCATCGAAGATTGACTCCGCCCTCGATATTCTGTCTGATTTGCCGTCAGACGAGAGAGTTATCTTTTGGTGCCACTCACGTAAATTCATGGCGCCGTTGCGGAAGCGGCTGGCCGATGCTGGCTATCAGAGCGTTGAATTGTCCAGCGATTATCGGGATGAGTGGCGACAGTTTTTGAAGCCCGATGGGCCGAGGATTCTTTGCGCCGTTATTGCGGCCGCCGCCGAAGGGATTGACGGTCTGCAGAATGTTTGCAATACTGAGGTTTGGTTGAGTGAGGATAATAGTGTGATTTTGAATTTGCAGGCGTCTGCTCGTTTGAATCGTAAGGGGCAAACAAAGCGGGTGAATCGCTTTCTTTTGCAGTGTGAGAATACTGTTGACGTGACGGCCGTGGAGCCGAGGTTGGCGGCGGGGTATGAGCGTCTGCGTGAGAGCGGCCTCATATAAGCTGTGATAGACGCCACGCTCACGTGGGTTGCGTACACCACCACCACACGAATACAGTAGATGCCATGAAGGCAGAAATACAGCGCGGCTCGAACATTCACCTAGTGCGACGCCGCATGACAGGCACTATCAGAAACATTCTTGTATCCGACGATGTGGAGCTGGTCGGCAGGAATTTCCTGATCGTTTCCCCAGTGAGCGATGGGCACTCAGACATTAATGTCATCCATGTCACGGCGGACAACATTAACATCATGCGCGGCATGGCCACCAATAACAGTCTCGACATTTACGAACTCATCACGACGGAGGGGTGAAAGATATTATGCGCATCACACAGAGCACCACGATTGACGAGATCGCCGGCCGCACCATTATCTTGAAATGGCCAACACAGTTCGGCGTCAAGACAATGCAACTGCACGTGCCCAACATTCGATCAGAAAACATCTGGCGGATCCAATGCTATGCAGCCGTCATTTCCACGGCGATTGAGGAGCGGGCCGGCCTCACAGCAACCGTCGTCGAATAACACACACCATTAATCAACATTTAGGGAAGAGAGAGCAAAAACACTAATGGGCGTCTACCTAGTATGGGAATCGCAGCAGAAAGGCGACTACCGGGTCTACTCGAATCTCGAGCAAGCCGCAATGCGAGCAGAAGAGATTGACGGTACGGTCTATGAAATCATGCCGGCCGGCGACGCAAGACTATTCTTCATTGAAGATATTGCGAGCGGGGACATTGAAGTCCAGCGTGACGTCAGGCTCGCCGCTATCGCCGCAATTCAGGAAGGGGAGAAATTTGAATTTGAGCCCGGCCGCCGCAACAGCGGTCAGTAATGTTTTCGCCCCGACCGAGCGTGACAAACAAACGCGCATCGGCGTGAGCGAAATCGGGGACGATTGCGAGCGCTGTATTGCCGACAAACTCCTCGGGATCCCGCACGACACGAAGGATGCGGGCGCCTTTTTGGCGCCTTTCCTGGGCACCGCATTTCATGCTTTCGCGGAATCGCGCACAAAAAACGAGCCGAATGTTCTAGTGGAACAGAGAGTAGGGGTATGCGATCTTGAAGACTATGGGCGTATTTCTGGGAGTGTGGATCGCTTCGATATTGCGGCGGCGACGGTCCTAGACTGGAAGCTGCTCTCACGGAAAAAGATTTCCGCATTCCGGAAGGGCATTAAATGGGACAATGGTCTACCGCGATTCGCCGACACGGCGGCAGGAAGCCAATTTCGTAAATACTATATTCAAATCATGCTCTACGGGTACGGTCTCGCGCAGATCGGACACGAGGTAGCACATTGTTCTATTGTTGCTCTCCCAAGGGACTGCAGCGTAGAGGTAGTGCCGAACAGTATTTGTGAGTTCTCTTTCCCGTGGCGACAGGACGTTGCGCTCGCGGCTCTGGAGAGACTCCAAAACATTTGGAAGAGAGCAAGGTCACATGACGGTGGGGTTGACAGCCTCCAATCGTCCCCCCTATGTTGGTACTGTTCACATGAGCGCCACACGCAGGCATTCAAAAATTACAATATGAACGGTTAGGAGGTGAAACATAACATGACTTTCGAAGACACTCTCGCCCGTCTCGGAATGACGGTCGTGAACCCGGAACAGAATAATTATTTCAATATGCTTATTCATGGCGTGAGTGGCGTCGGCAAAACTTCGCTCGCAGCCACGGCGTCACAGGTGGACGACATGTCGCCCGTTTTGTATGTTGATTTCGAATCCGGCACGCTCCCGGTACGGGATTGGGGGAACCCTGCAAACCTTACTGTCGTGCATTGCGATAAGTGGCTTGATTGCGCCAATCTTTGCGACAATATCGCACGCAATCGTGCAGAATTCCCCTACAAGACAGTAGTGTTCGACACGTTGGATAAGTGCCAGGAACTCATTCTGACCCACTACGAGGCCGTGTCGAATGACACTTGGACGAAATGGCGGGCGGTATACGATTCCTTGTTGAAGGCGATCAGCGTATTCTTGAACGCCCCCGACATTTCATTCATTGCTATCACGCATTCCGCACGTGAGAGCAGTGAGGTTACTGGGGAGGTTTTCATTGCTCCGTCTTTTGAGGGACAGAAGTCTGGGCAGCGCATCCCCGCCCTGTTCAATTTCGTCGGCTACATGGAATGGGCGAACGTGGACAATGGGGACGGGGAAGAAATCACCGTGCCAGTACTGTACACTCGCAAGCCGAACGTTGTGACGAAGCAACAGTCACGCGGGTTCCCCCCGGCAATGGGGAATCCGAGCATGACCAAGATTCACAATTACATCACTAGCCACTAACCAAAACATGGGAAGAGAGAAACATATTATGGCTAAGATCACCGTTACCGCTGACCGTGGTGTCTCCGCTGAGACTCTCACTATCGCCGCCGACGCGATCAGGGAAGCACTCCGTAGCAAGCCCACCGACAGCGAGAACTGATCCAACCGCGATTCTTTACCACCGACTTATAGGAGCACAATAATTATGGCAACTGGCTTCAACTTTGGAACCGACCTCTCATCACTGGAAGTCGCCACCGGCGGAGGTAACTTCGAGCCGCCCAAGCCCGGAAAGCACTCAGCATTCATCACTAAGGCTGAAATGACCACTTCCAAGAGTGGCAGGCCGATGCTTGTCACCGATTGGATGATTGACGGCGATGATGAGGATGCCGGAAAGGCGCTCACTGACCGCACAGTTTTCACTATCAACAAGAATGGAAAGACTTTCATTCACTTCAATATTCCGAAGTATTTCAGCGCCGCTGGTCTTTGGCCGGCCGACGCCAAGGAGAGGGCCGATCTTCTCTCACCGCAGAAGATCGATACGACCGTGAAGAAAGTGTGCGAGAATCTGGAGGGCGCTCACGCAACATTGGTGACGCGAATGAGCAAGCCCAGGCCTCGTCTTGACGATTATGGTCGCCCCGCATACGAGCAGGACGAGAACGGTGTCACAGTTCTCGGTGAGGATGGCGCTCCGAAGCCCGCGTTCTGGCCTCCTAGGGCGGAGATTTCTTCCATTGATTTCGAGGCCAAAAAGAATACCGATACCTCGTGGTCGGTAGTTTTCTGACACACATGGTCGCATAGGTTGAATAGCGGGGGCAACATGATTGTTGCCCCCGCTATTCAACCCAATAAGGAAGAGAGATGAAAGCACAAATGACGCAACCATCATATGAGCAGTACAGGATAGTCGCTAACAGACTCACCCAGCTCAGCTACCGCACTAGTAGCGAGAATTTCCTTTTTCCCTCGATTGACGCCGCTATCGAATGGTGTTTCAAGTATTTGGAAGTCCCCGAGGACAATAAGTGGCGTTTCACGCGCCCCGACATTACTAAACCGATCGCCCCATGCAATCTCGACATAGTACTGAATCGTCCCCCAGACGCGCCGTACTCACATCAATACTGTGAGGTGAATGACACGCTTATGCCGTATCGCTCCTACAATGACATTCGTCTTAAGATTTGGAAATGGCGGGAACGAAACGGTATAGATAATTTCGAGTTCGACGGCATGATGTCGGCTATCGAATGGTGTTACAAAGAATTCAAACCTTCAGTCGTGTTCGATTGGGAATTCGCCACAGAGAACGGAGTATTCCGCCCCGGCGAGATTTCAGTAGTGTGCGCCGAGAACGAGAAGGAAGCTCACGATCGTCTTATTCTTCACCCTGCCAAAACCTATAAGACGATGACTGGCGTGCAGCCGGAAATGGTGGGGCGACGCTTCCAGCAATGGGAAGTAGTGTCCCCCGAATGGAAGATTATGAGAGATGGTCATAAGCATTTCCACATGCGTTGTGTGAATTGCGGGGAAAACAAGTGGCTTCGCGTTTCACATTTCAGTGGCGGTAGGACTGTGGTCTGCCCGTGCACTAGCCCGTCAATCCGCATGTACAGAGAAGTACCAGAATGGCTTATCCCGAAACTCATGCGACGCATTTACGACATGAGAAGATACGTGCCGAAAGAGGACTTTTGTTTCGATTCTACGCAGGATTGCGCAATATGGTGCTACAAGCATCTGCCTTTCCCGAGCGACCCGGGTACGCCGTGGGCTCTCAAGAAAGGGCGCGGGGAGCCGGTGATGCCGGGCGCGTTGTGGCTCGAAGTAGACGGTGTGCGCACAGACACTACGAAAAGTATCGTCAACGTGAACAAGTCGCGGCGAAGCCTGCGAAATTGAAATGAGGGGGAAAAGTATGATGCAGCGGGTGATGGCCGTTGATCCCGGCAAGTCAACAGGAATCGTCATCGGAGACTTCCACGACGACCGCGAATTCTCAATCATTCATGTTCAGCAATTCAAGTATGAGCATTGGACGGCCAGCGCCTACGACATTCTGGCCACACGAAACGAATTCGCCCCAGACATTGTCGTGTGTGAACAGTTCGATCTTCGACCTGGCAACAATTTTCTCGCAGACCTCACCCCAGTAAAAATCAACTCTATACTGGAATGGGAGATCGGGGATATCGTATGGCAGACTCCCGCAATGGCAAAAACAACCATGCACGATAACGTTCTGAAAATTCTTGGTTTTTGGCCCACAGGAACTGACGTGGGCCAGCCGGACGCGGACGACGCACGGGACGCGGGGCGTCATCTTTTCCTGTGGGCAGTCACTAAACGCCACGACGAGGGTGTGATCGCCCGCATCATCGGTGACGACACGGAGCGGAGGTGAATGTTTCACGTGAAACATGTCTCCCGTGTTTCACGTGAAACATTACTGCCCCCCACCGACTATCCGGTAGGGGGCAGTAATGTTCTATGAACGGCGGAGGTCAGGCGACCTTGTCCTCGTTGGCGGCCTCGCCATCACCGGCGGCGTGACGGCCGGGCGTCACAGCGGGGTGAGTGTGATACGTAGCCAGCGCCAGAGTCAGAGCACCAACAATCTGGGTAACAGCGTCAGCGTACTGAGACGCCTGGTCCGCGGAAATAACATTGAAAGCGGCGAAAACACCGAGAACAGCGGTGAGCAGGGCATAAAGGGCCTTGCGGACCTCAGGAGTAAACATATTTATGAATCACCTCATGGAATCTGGAATTTGAGGCTCAGTAGGGATTGAGTCCTCTTTATCAGATGGTATCAGAATTTTCAGAGACCGCCCCCAATCGAGGACAGTGTGCGCGAAAGAGACCGCCTCCCACCACTTCACTTCAGCCCGACGGCGGCCATCTTCTGCCAGGTCTGCCGCTCTTTCGGCGGCCGCAAGACTGGCCTCCAGGGCGGTCACTCTCTCGGAAAGAGATCGGACGGTAATGTCCAGGATTGAGATCTGTTCCTGGTCGCGAGCATTCTTGCGCTGCGTTACGTTAGAGAAAATTGTGCCGGTGAGAGCGGCCAAAGCTACTAGGGTGGCGTCAGAGAGAACATCATTCAAGAAATTAAGCATCGTATATCTAATGTCCTCTTTTGTTGTGATTACCTTGCGGGGCTGCAATAGGAATTATATAACATTCCCCGCCTAGCGTCATCATTGCTGGGCGGGGAATGTTATGTTTTAGTTACTTTCTGTGGAAGCCAGGGTGATAGCCGACGGTCCGCATGAACCGTACGGTGCGTACGCTGACCCAAAGAATAATCGCGCCAACACACCACAGAGAATCGCGAGTCACGTTCATAGTGCCATTGGTGAAATCTTCGTACACCATGAGCGCAGTGTTTGCCGTCACCATAACGGCCGCAAAAATGATGGCAACATAAAGCGACTTAGTCACTCTAATTTTCACTTTCATTGGATGGATTGTATCCTATCGCCCTCATGCCGATTCCTAGAGCATGTTGGGTTAATGTGTGTAGGAAAACATGAGGGCGATAGGATTCTCTTATTGCACCGTCGGAACGCGTAGGAAAATATTTGTGTATTAACCAATAAGCGGTACGTAGAGAAGTATAGCACGCAACAAAGCGAGTCTCCGGACGATCATTCATTGGCCGTCCGGAGACTCGCTCTACCACTACCACAGGAGATCACGGAGAGGGAAGAGAGTGAAGCTCCCCGCATGTTACATCTATCGTGGAACGACACCCAGCATAACAGCGAGCGAACAGGCCGCGATAAATGCCAACATTCCGTGTCAGGAATTCTGCTCCGGGGCAGGAGACTCGGGAACGGGAGACCCTACAACACCATCATGCGCCTGCAAAGACGACGGCGTCGACACGGCCTTACGAATCTCGTTCACAGCACCATAAATCGCGCCCGCCTCACGAACATTCTCCTGACCCGGAGTCACAGAATGCAGAATCTGATCCACGGACGCGTGAATGGACTTGACCTCCTCATAGGTGGCCTTAGCGTACCAATTCATGTCGCCCGCGAAATGATCCCCCGCCTTTCCACTGCGGAAAAGATCGCGAATCTCCCTGAGCAGATCAACGCCCTCGCTCATATCCCAAAATTCCTCTCCGGCGCCCCCAGACGGACGACCATAATCATACCAAGACTTGCAACGATTACTGAAAAGAATCCCATAAGACTCATACGCGTCATACGGATTCCCTGAATTATACCGCGACCCAACACGCTTCAAAGCCTCATAAGAATCGCCTTCAGCGTTAATAAGGTCACGAAGAATACGGCAGCCAACCTCAGCCGACTTCTCCGGCATCCACCATTCACGATCCGGATCCTGCAAGAAATAGCCCGAATACGTGATCTGCAGCGGACCAACGCCGTTCGAGGTTTCACCGTCTCGAATTGCCGCAAGGAATTCGCGGAAATTCTCCTCGGTTACTTCCTCACCGTGCGGCCCGGCACCGCCGGCGTCGTGACCATAAATGTTCGCGCCACGTTCGCCGGTCTCCATCCACAAGCACGCCAAGGCGGCCCACCACGGACAATTCTCTGCATCGGCGGCCCTGAGAACAGCCTCCTGAATAGAGGAAAGGCGGTACGAGCCGGCAGACTCATGGCCGTTATCGGAGTCAGTCCTCTTTCCGAAACGGATGCATGTGGACCATGAGGCCGCGACAGTCATCGGGTGACTACTGTACCGGACTACGTGAGTTTCGTAGCCGGTCTGATCCCCCATCTGACCTTCCGAAATGTCACCATTCTCGTTAATCCACGCCTCAGCGAGAAGCGGATCGCCCGCGTTGAATGAGCCGTCGTCTTCGCGCACGCACATTGCGACATGTCCGCCGTCTCCGGTAGTTTTCAGGACCATGTCGCCGACATGGAATCCTCCCGACGGAGTGGACCCATACCAAGTGTCCCCGATATCCATGAAACCGCGATTTGCGGCCAGGGAATTCAGGGTTTCTGTCCATGTTTCGCCGGTCCGCGGGAACATGATCGGGTCGTCCCAGCCGGTTCCCCAGACATTGTGGAATGCAATATTGTAGGCGCCCGCTACGCCGCTACTGCAATCCATGTCGCCGGGGCCCGTTTTCCAGCCGGCATCATTGCTATTCCAGTAGCAGGTCCACCGGTTATCCTGGGCATAACCGGTACCCCCGTAGTCGCCTGTGGTGCACCAATATTTCATTTCCGACGCAGCATATTCTGTGACGGAATTTGCCAATTTTGCACCGCCTTTCGTAAAGGTTTTCGGTGGCTTAATTTTATCATGGACGCCCGAGTGTCTTCTCGATACATATAGGTACGTGCGTGCGCGTGTACCACATGTGCCCAGTGTCTGTCAATACTCCGCACAACATTGGTTTGGTGGGATGGGTCACCGTTGCGTAGGGTTGACCCATGGCGCACGGGGGAGCATGATTAAGACATCGGCAGGGAGGACAAGCCACCCAGCCGGGGATAGAGAGGACAAGACAATGACCACCACCATTGAGAGCATCACCACCGACACCGACATCGCCTACGCCGTCGGCACCGCCGCCAACGCTTGGGGCGACACGGACTACTGGGTGAACGAGACCGGCGAGACCATCGGCCTCAAGCGAAGCACCACCGACGGCGGGCAGGCGCTCGGACTCCACGTGTGCGACGACGTCGTCTCCTGGGGACTCTGGCAGTACGACGCCGACGGATTCACCATCGCCCACGAAGGACTTTCCGCCCTGACTGACGAGACCATCGCCTACCTGGCTGAACAGTGGCTGGAGCACTGACACACGCATAATGGTGGTGGCCCGTCATGGGCGACGGGCCACCACCACCCACCATCACACACATATTTTGAGAAGAGGATTACTATGGCACGCCGTCGCACCGGATACGGATCATGCAAAACTACGGGAGGTGCCATATTCACCAATCTGAAGGGCACCAAGATTCACTTCCCCGCAAAGGGGTATGAGAAAGGTGAGAACGAATTTCGGGGCATCCCGGTTGAGCGGGTGACTGCCGTCGCAGTTCTCACTGGGGCCGACCTCGTACAGGCAATTCCTGTTCAGCGGCCCGCCCTCATCGGAAACGTCCGCAATGTTTTCGTCCCCGAATGCGCCCACAATTCCTTCCTGGTCGTCTGCACTGAAGGGAACGTTTACAGAGTTTTCGATATCGCCGAGGAGGAATTTGGGAACGCGCATAACCTGATCAATGATCTGCGTGGGCTTCTCGGCGACGGAATCGAGTGGGTCAAATCATGAAATACCCCGCTATTCAACGTATGGACGGACGCGAGAACGAGGTCCGTCACAAGACGATCGAGTTTCAAGAGCACAAGAGGAATCGGGCGAAGAGAATCAAGAGCGCACGTCACACTAAGCGCACGAATTTCAACTACAGTGACGGTTGGACTAACCGTCTCATGGCAGAACTGAACGGAAAGTGAGGAACAACTATTATGTCTACTTTTTCGAGTGCCCCGTCGGCGCCTACTCCCGCGCCTCCTCCGCCCGCGACTAGCGCGCCTACCCCCGCACCTCCTCCGCCGCCTCGGCCTACCCCGGCGCCCCCCGCATGGTCTGTGCCGCTCAGTGCGATGGCGCCGCCGCGCCCTACGAATCGTTTCGTAACATGGCTCCGCAAGCCGCGGTCCACTGGCGAAGGCATGGTCATGGGTGCAGTCGCCCTCATCATCGGAGTTATCGGACTGTCTCTGGCGTGGCGTGCTTTTTGGTGGCTCCAAGTATTCTTCGCCTACTTTGCCACGGTCGGCACTCTCGGCAACTGAAATAGCGAGAAAACGGCTATGGACACGGTGTTTTTGAAGACGGCTTGGCTGTACTTGCCGGACGGTAGTAAAGAGAGAATCATAGCGCAAACCGGCGACAGTAAGGGGATTGGTTTCGATTCCGTTCAGGGTGCTGTAGAGCGGAGACACTATTTCAAGTACAACGACTATTCGATCACGCGGACGAAAAGAGGAGATTATGTTGTGTCACCTGTAGATGATGAGTATGAGAAGATTTACTACCCGAATGGCGTGTATGAGTATGTTTTGAAGGTAGTGCCACATGGTGGGTTTTGGGAGGTGCACGTCCGCCGCTATCTTAGTAGTGAATGGCGTATTGAATGTTGGAGTCGTCGTTGTGTTTATTTGGAGCACAAGAGCGACGGTTGGTATCGGCGGCGAATCGTAGGCTATCAGATTGATCCTGGCTGTGAGTTGAAGTTCACGGACGAACCGATTCGTTTCCGCGTCTCCGACGATTATGATGCGCCCGTCAGGAAGGTTTGTCGGTATTTCACTGGCGAATGGTGCATTTGGTATAAGGGTGAGAATGGTGAGGGAGCGTTTCTCACGTTCGACGAGCAGCACTGTGAGTTGACCTTGTGTGATGACACTCTCTATATCACAGAGAAGAATGACGGGCGTGTCGAGGATAATGCGTATGAGAATGAGGTAACTCACCCGTCACACTATGCAACCCTCGACCCTGAGCCCATCACTTTCATTCGCGACAAAGACTATCTGACCGGGAGTGCCCTGAAGTATATTTTCAGGGCAGGTCACAAGAATGGTGTCGACGAGAATGTTGATATGGGGAAGGCGGCGTGGTATCTGCGTGAACTCGCCGCAGAGCGGGGAGGTCAGACGGTGATCGCAATTCTGCGAAACGTCTACTGGGACACTATCGATAGACAGCTCGCCCCAGCGGATCGCGCCAGGGAGGTTCGAGACCGGCTCACAGAGTTCGTATCCGCCATTTCACACGATCACCTTAGCAACTATATCCCGGAAGAAAAGTGAGCATTATGGGGAACGTTGTTGAGATTGTTTTCTTTGATTTGGCGAAATGTGGTGAACTGTGGGGCGCGGCCGCGTTTATGCATGCCACCGACTGCAACTTCACTATCAGAAATTATTCGACCGATCCGTCCACCGCGATCCGCGAGCTTATGCGTACCGTGCAGCATATTCAGATAGTAACACTTGTCTTGCGTTCATGGCAGGAAGGGAGAGTTACTTTTACTAGGTGCACATATTCGGATGAGATAGGCGGGCATGTGCTCACTTACAGCGACTCATCGGACGATAATGCGTACGTCTGTGCGATCGTACTGTCAGAGCGCGGTAGAGGCACGGTAGGAATCATCCCGGGAGAGAAGACTGCCCTTGCTCTTGAAGCCAAAGCAATTCTGTGCGATAAAGGTTACAAGGTTCATATGATCAAGGAAAACGAAGACGGGAGCTGCCAGAATGGCTACACTGAGTGATTTCACTCTCCGACGCAGAATCGATTGGGGTGAACTCATCTCTGACTGGCATAAGCCGCTGTCCATTCAACCGGCGTCGGTAGAAGTGCGGTTAGACGAGAACATTATCGTCTACCGTCACGGTGACGAGAATGTCACCATCGGTGAGAATGGTTACGAGTTATTGCCGGGTGAGTTTATTCTCGCGTCCACCCAGGAGAAAGTGAGCGTGCCTGCCGACCTAGTAGCCAGGGTGGAGGGCAAGTCGTCGTGGGCGCGACGCGGAATTCTCGTCCATGTGTCTGCGGGATACATTGACCCGGGATTCCAAGGAAACGTGACCCTGGAGATCGCTAACCTGCACTCCACCAAGCCCGCCATTCTTCATCCGGGGGATAGGATTGCGCAGATTGCTTTTGAGGATCTGGATAGGCCTGCCAGTATGCCGTACGGCACCGGCGGTCTGGGGTCGCATTATCAGGGACAGGTCGGTGTCACACCATCGGCTATGGAGGTGGAATAATGGACAAGATTGATCGTCAGGAAATCGCGTTGGCGATTGTTAAGGAATTGCGTAATATCACCCCGTCGCCTCGCATTTCCGACCGCGGCAAAGTCACCACCGTTGAGTGCTTGCCGGGAAAGATCGAGGTCACCGATGACGGCGTTGTGGTGACGACGAAGCGCGGTGTCTCAGCAGGATGGACTCACAGAGAGTCCGAAGGCCCCAACCATTCTGCAGTGCGCTGTAGCATACTTTTGCGGAGCGTCTCATGACAGCGAATAACTCAATGCTGGAGATTGAGCACGAGATCAGCCTCACACAGTTGTGGCTTCCGAAGCCCGACGCATGTGACATTGACGAAGCACACATGGCCGCTCATCTGAAGTGGCACGACCAGCATAAGGGTGTTGGAATTGACGTCACTGTAGAAAACGGTGACGGCGGTACTTTCAGTAAATGGATCATCTGGGGCTGGCCATTGAATGTTGTAGGCGTTTACCATAAAACAAGCGGTGAGAATACGTCTTATCTTGCGCGCCGTCTAGCACGGCGATGGGACAGTGTAGAATGCGACGCAATCGCTGCTCGTCAATTCCGAGAGATCAATAACACGATTCACTCGATCCTGAACTCACCGTCGATCGACGTTCAGGACGATGCGCGTTCCGATCTCATGGGCGTCCTAGACGATATTGCTCGCGAGCACGGAGGAAACTACCAACGCCTAGGACTATAGTCTCCTGTGTCGGACGCGAAAACATTCCCCCTCACCACAGAAATCGTGGTGAGGGGGAATGTTTCACGTGAAACACTCAGGCGCCAGGCTGCGGCGATGGGGTCGCCTTTGCCTCCAACGCGGCAACACGCTCAGCCAAACCGAGGTAGCCGCCATGCCAAGCGACCACGCGTTCCATGATCCAATCCGACGGAGGATTCTGGTAAGGGTTCTTCTCAGGCACCCACTGGCCGCCCTCACCCTGCACCAGCTCGCCGTCGGTCACATACAAATGTGAAACACCGAATGATGCGGCACGATCGATTACCTGTCGGAAATTCTCTTTCGTAACCCCATGAATGACATGCCACCACTTGGTGGACGGCTGCGCACGCATCACATCATTCGCAATCGGATTATTAGGGTCATCCATCAAGTACTTGGCGGCAGTGTTCTCGAAACTCATGCACACGTCGAAATCGAGCGCGCACACGGCCTCAGTAATATTGCTACCAGGGTTGATAGCGATTGTAAAATTCTTGCCATAGGTGCGTCGAATTTCGCCGACGAGATCACCATACCAACCGACCCGTCCGGACTGTGCCCCCCAGCCGTTGATTACCTCGTCCAAGAATACTCCCTGGAAAAGACCATCGTACTGGGAGCGTAGGTTGGCGCACAGTTGCATGATGTATTCGCGCGTGAACTTGTCCGGGTCGGGCACGCCGTTCCTAGCGGCATCATTCTTGGCGAGCGACGCGACACCGTAGCGGGTAGGAATATACCAGAGAATCCTCTTTACCCCTGCTGCCCGGGCGCGCTGAGCCTGAGTAAGAAAGTCATTATCCTTGGCAGACCAATCGCCTGTGGAACGGTTCATGATCACGTAGCCGAGAGTATTCCCGTAAGCCAGTGTCTTGGCCCATTTTGAGATCTTTCCGGCCTGACCCTCGTTGTAGAAATCGGGCCAGAAATACGTGATCGGGGAGTAGTAGTGTCCGCCGACCGTGAAAGGTGAGATCGAGGAGAATAGCGGTGCGACCAGCCTGTCAACGCCGGCCTTAGTGTACCCAGTAACGTTTGTCATTGTGTTTTCTCACTCTCCGTAAGTCCAGGTAAGACCATCGTCACTGACAGTGATCTTGCCGCCGTTGCCCTGGCCGCCGCCGCCAGGATTGCCGGGATCAGGGGGAGTGCCGCCGTTCCACGCTGACAGGGAGGTCACCTGCACGTCACCCGAGGCGGGCAGCTCCGCACCGCGGACTTCACGCGCCCAAACGCCGGCGACGTTCAGGACAATCGCCCATCGGCCGCCGTGGCTGGCGTCTACCTCTACCTCGATCCTACCCTTGTCGTCAGCATCGCCACGCACTGGGGCGGGGACTGTCGTAATACTATCGGACGTATACACGGTTTCGGGGCGGACGCTCATTGTCGCGTTGACTGTCTTGCCGGCGGCATTCACAATCGTAGCTATGACCTTAGTCATATTATTATCACCTATTTCTAATAGTGAACTATATTTGTTGATTACAGGTCAACGCGAGTCGCACCAAGAGTAGCCACCGTAAACACGGTCCCTGGGAACACGCCGCCATCGTAATGCCAGTACGGGTCAGCACCATAACTACCCGCCGTAGTATAAGCAACCCTATGCGAGCCAGCCTCCACGGAAAGACGCCACTGCATATGATGCGTCATGAATGTGCGATTGTACTGAATCTCGGTCTGCCAAATACCCCTGTTATCAAGCTTAAACCCGAAGAAGTACGAGCCGACAGCCTTATCCTTCTCCTCCTCGGAATGATAATCCTCGTGCGCAATACTCACGCACACGTCAAGCGAGAATTCCATGAGACTCTTGATCGGCAGAGTAACAATACCGTCACCCCACGTGTAAGTGGCGTGATCAGAGGTCGAACGCCCGCGGCCGTTCGTATTGTCACGGTGCCTGTAAAGCACGCCACTGAACGAGTTCGCTGGGTTAATGTTGAATGACCCGTCGCCGCCCTTGGAGCCGTCGGCGGTGTACAGAATGTCGTCAATGATGAAAACGGCGGGGCGCGCTTTCGAGACTGCCCCGGACGGTGCGGCCGCCAACATAACACGCGCCGCCGCTACGGACGCCGCTGGCATGACCCGGCCGGCGGAATCATCATACGCGTCCCAGGCTTCAATGAGATTGTCGTCTACTGTGGGGACGATACCGCCGGTCCACCTAGTGTTAGGCATATTGTTTTCTCCTAAAAATATTGTTGCACAATCTTCAGTAGGTGAGCCAGCTAACCGTCATCTCGCCCCAATCCATAATTGTACCCTCGTCAATATTCTGATACGTATAAAGCGCGATCCGATCCCCAACATTCAAACGCCTAACACCAGTCACCTGCAACGCCGTCCACAGGCCATGGTTCAACGCGGCATACATGTAAACGCCGTACTCAACATCGTTGCTGCGAGCGACCCTTGTGCCACCCACGTACCCCGCCCATGATGATCTGTACCATGTTGTGCCGTCTAGACGGTAGAGCCCGCTCTGTGGGATAATGATTTCTGCACCATCGACTTGCATTCCGCCGCGAACAATTTTCTCCTGCGAACCCACAGGAACCCTAGTCCAGTCGTCTTTTTTAGTCCACAATTGTGCGTTGTTTGTTGCCATGTGGGCGAAAGGCGGCTCCGTGAAAGTACGCCACGACGACGCGTGAGGCGAAGCCGACCCTGGCGGGTCGTAGGACACGCCATTCGTGTCCATGATGAGCTCGCCGCCCTGGCGGTCGGTGATCTGTATTTTCGCGACACCCTCGTCGTCGCGGAAAATATGCAGACCGGAGGAGCGGCTCATTTTCCATGACACGTACATGGAATAAATGATTCCGAGCTGCATCCCTGGTGTGAAAACATCGTTCGTGCGGGCACTAATGTAGAAGGGCGTGTCAGTGTCTTGGATCCACGCGCCGTCGGGGAGCGTAAAATCAAATCTTATTTTCTGCCCGGCAGTCGCCTGCTCGTCAACTCTGATGATTCTATTCTTGCCAATGTTGATTGTGAGAATCGCGCGGCCGTTCCATGACGGGGTGAAAAGAATATACCCCTCGACCTTGCCGACGCCCTCGCCGGCAATACCATATGTTTTGGGTTTCGCGACAGCGATGTCGTAGATTGCCATCTGCGCGCCATCGTTACGATTAGGCCTGTCCCTGTCCGTCAGAACGAACCGTGTACCGCCTTCAAGTTCCTCGACGGTCGCGATTTTGGGAGACCAAATAGACTCCCAGAACTCGTATTCGCTGCCGAGGCCGAATCGAATATTCTTCTCGCCCGACGTCGGCTCAGTATCAACGAGCGAAAGTTCACCACCGATAAGCCGGTTACCGATGAGGTCGCCGGTGACCTTTGCTGCGTTGAATGTTGCGTTTCCGGCGGTCAGCATTTCCGTGGTGACGGACGCGAACGCAGCAATTTTAGCCCAGAGTTCCCCGGACGCGTAAATGTTACGTGCAGACACAGAACCGTCAGCGAGTGAGACGTTTCCCACGGATGATGGGACGAGAATGCTGCCAGCGACCATTGTCCTGGTCACCCACTGTGTACCATCCCAAATACGCACATCGGTAATGTGCCCAGCATTGTCAGTGACATACCAAATCAACCCTGTGACAGGATTCTCGGGCACGGTTTGGGACACTACAGGCGGCCGGTTGGCTTCCGCAATCTGGACAGCTTTTTCAGCGTCTTTTGCCGCTTTGTTCGCGGCACCTTCGGCTTTGTTCGCTCGGTCGCGAATTGCGTCGGCTTCCCTGAAAGCGCGCTCAGCGTCTTTCGCTGCCTGGCTGAGAATTTTACCGGTATGCCCGAGGTTCTCGACTTTTGCGCCGGAGGGCGGCTCGGCAATAGGGTCGCTAATTTTAACTACACGGCCGGACGAGTCAATGATAACGAGTACGCGGGCGCCTATCCATGTGGCAATACCGTCGGATTCGCCAACAGCATGGGAGGTTGGGTTGCTGTAGGGGATGCCTACTTCTACCCAGCCGGACGGGAGTGTACTGTCGGTGGCGGATGTGCCGGTGATTTTCCCGTATGTCCATGATACTGAGGATTGCTGAACAATAACATTATTATTATTGCGCCCGCCGCCGTTTCGTGGCGCCGTGTCAAGTAATAGTGACGGTCTGACCATGATGCCCCGTTTATTCTCCCAGTACCTCTATGTCTACCCTCATTGTAGCGGACGGATCAGACAATGGGAGGCTATAGGCCGTGACGCGGCCCGCAATATGCTCACCCTGTTCAGTAATCGCACCGACAATATCCCCGACCTCGATACGAGCGTCCGGAATAATTGTCAAAGAACGGGAAGAGCGGGAAGAGATATCCTGAATCATGTACGTGTCCGCAGCCTCGGATACCTCTCTCGCCGAGCTGGCGGCACTGAATTCCTTGTGCGACGTAACCCACCCATAACCGCTTGGTTCGTATGGCGGATCGGTGATTTCACGTTCTGCAGTCCATCGTTCCTCTTGCTCGCCCTGAGCCCGCTGTTGCTTACTGCCAGTGACGTACCAACGGTTCGGACGCCGTCCGCCTGACCTCGGAGCGCGCGGAGCTTCCAAAAGGAAACCGGACTCGTACGTATAAATCTCGTTAGGCGTCGTCTTGTCACGGAGCTTGAAAATATGCAGCATTCCGTCGGCTCCGCTGCGAATACCGCAGCCCCGCGATTCGACGAGCTTATAGATTGATTCGATCCGCGAATTTCCCCACTGTGTGGTGCGCGGGATGGGCGCGTCCCAGACGTCGTCCTCCAGTTTTACTCGCACATATTCCGCAAGCTCATTGGCCTCGGAGAGCAGAGTGGCGCCAGCGCTCGGAGAGGACGGCCACGGCCTCGGATTATCAGCAAGAATCTGCGTCAAATCCTTACACGAGACATTTACCCTTTCTTTCGACACGGACCATTCCATGTTGACGAACTCACCGAGAGGAATTTCCCAGTAATCGCCGCGCCGATTCTCGTAAAGTGCGGTGACCATGGAACGCTGTCCGAAATTGTTGAGCGCGTCTAACGGCCATTCCGGGACCCATGACATTGGGCAAGAGTAAGACAGTGCGCCCGGAACCTGGCGGTTCGTCGAGGACCATTCGACCTTTACTTCGGAGGCGGGGATTCCCGTTTTGAGGACTTCGCCGCCGCGAATGATATCGATTCTTGCGCCGATGCTGAGGCCGTCTGAAAGGGCGGCCAGCGTGGGGCCGTTTCTCATGGCATACCCGCAATCATTTTGCAAATCTCAATGTATGTGCGCGATTTCCAGACTTTATCGCCCTCACGCCATTCACCCCAGGTGACGCAAGGTGCTGCTCCCCAGCCGGCGTGAGGGCCGACAAGCATTGGTGAGTCCTCGGGGAGTTCATGCCATTTCACGTTCCATCGAATGATACCGTCGCCTGTGATCCTGGCGCTGTCGACTTTGTCTACGGTGATGAATCGCGATGGGAGAACGTCGGCGGGGGCGCCGGGCGTGAGAATGAGAGGCTCACGCTTCTGTAGAATTTCCCAAACGGCGTTGACGTGGGACGGGTCGTCTAGGACGAACTGTCCACCGCCCGTGCGAGCTGCTTCTAGCATCGGCCACCTGGCGATAAGTGAGTTATATCTCGAAATTGGGGAAGACCATTCTCTTTTATCCTGGGCCTCCTCCCAGATGAGACCGGGCACCGTGCGGCCGTTGAGGCCGCTCACCATGCCGCGCCACCACTCCACCTCAGGGCGAGTCAGCGTGACCGAGGAGTCACCCTGAGTGTATTTTATTGTGGTGCCCGGCACGGCGTATGCGTCTGAGAGGATCATTGTCACCGGCTCGGTGAGCTTGGGGCCCTCGAGCTCGCGAATCATTTTCGCGCGCCCGGTGAGTGATCTTTTGTCGCGAGCCATCCCAGGAACAGCGAAAAGACGGTCCCCCGCGTAGACGGGTTCCTTGCCGGTGGCCATTATTGACGGTAGCCCCGTGTGTGTAGCAATCCATCCCGTAATCGGCATTATTTTGCGCTTTCCGTCATAATGGTTTTATCGGTTCATTCGGTCATAGTCTACTATGGCTGACGTTGCCTCTACTTGCATGCGCCCCACAAGATCATTATCCACGTCTCGAATTTCGAGCACGTCAGGGCCGAGTGCGCGATTCTCCAGAAGGGTGATCAGCTTATCCATTTTCTCCCACTGGGCTGACGTGAAAACGGGCTCCGGACGGCCAGTCTTGTTTTCGATTGTTGAGAGTCCGGGCTGCAAGAATCCACCATTGTCGTAGCGAAGATTCCCCGCGGACGGGCCACCATAGATCGGGACCTCACGCACTGGAATGCCGAAAGTCGGCGCCTCGACCATCATCCCGTTACCGGAGGCGATAGCAACGTGGTGGGCCGGGTAACCCCAGAAAAGGAGCGTTCCGGGAACCATGGGATTACCGGGGGATGACATTGCTTGATATCCGGCCGCCGTGAGACGCGGCACGTGAATACCCATAGCATTGAGCGCCCAATAGACAAGACCAGAACAGTCAAGCCCACCTCCCGGGGAGACGCCGCCCCAAACATATGGTGTACCGATAGCCCGTCGCGCAGTATTCACGAGGTCGCCGGCGGCGGCGCCAATAGCACCGATTCCGCCACCGAATCCGCTCACCACAGGCATGTGATCCTTGATCCAGTCGCCGAGCGCGTCGATGGTTTTATCAACGCCAGCTTTTCCGGCGTCGAAGAATGGTTTCGCCCCGTCGCCGCCCCACGAATCAAGGAGCTTATGAACTGGAGCCTTGATGACAGTCTCGACGGCTCCGATCGGGTCGGAGAATATTGAGGATACCGCGTCGGCCGCGCCGGTGATCCAATTAAGGGCAGCGGACGCGCCCCTTTCTACCGTTGATTTGACAGGGTCCCAAATACCGCCAGGAGCGAATGCGGCATACCCCGCATCGCCACCGGGAATACGATCCCCGTGTGCGGCGGCGCGGTTCATGGCATTCACCATTGCGGGTCCGCCGATGGCTTTCACCCATTCTGGCCGCATGATCGCTTCTCCGCCGGAAAGTGCGAGCCGGCCGCCACCGTCGGGTGATACGAAATGGTAAATGTCGCGGCCCGGAGAGTATCCGGGCAGGACACCGCCGGACGCGTACCCGCCAATCGTGGGAGCCTCGGGAAGACGAAGATCAAGAGAAAGTTTCTCCATCATCCCGTTTACGAGTTTCCGCAGCCCGTTATTGTAGACTGTGCCGATAACGAAGTTGACAGGCTTGGCGGCGGCTTCCTTAATCTTGTCCCACGCCGTCCTAACACCATCCTTCATGGTATTGGCGGCGGCCACGACCCTGTCCCAGGCGCTTGTAATTGCGGGAACAAGCGTGTTAGCGATCCAATCTTTAACGATTTGGATTTCGCCTTTCAGAATGTTCCACGCGGAGACGACCATGTTTTTCAGCCAGCTGGTCCACGAAACAATGGTGTTCCAGGCGGCGCTGATCGTGGTGGCCGCACCTTGAATTACGGCAACCCCCATAGTGACCGCAGCAATGATGGACGCGAATACGAACGCGATGATTCCGCCTAGAATTTTCGCACCCGTAGAGATTATTTCCCAGGCTACACTAATAACGGGTGCGGCGTAGGTTTGAATCCAATTCACCACGGGCTGCATAACGGCCCAGATACCATTCCATGTCGCCGACAGGGAACCCCACATTATGGATGCCGTGTCTTTAATGGCGTTGAATGCTCCGACCACCCACGGCCATGCAATATTGTAGATCCAATCAACGACAGGTTGAATGGTGGCCCAAATACCATTCCACGCCGCCGATATGGTACCCCACAGGGACGATGCGGTGTCTTTGATCGTGTTGAATGTATCGACCACCCACGGCCATGCAATATTGTAGATCCATTCAACTACGGGTTGCATAGCCGCCTGAATTGAAGTCCACGCGG